CAGGATAGTGCAAACACCAACGATGGCGCACTATGGTCTGGAACCACGTGGCTGCCACAGAAGGTGTTTCGTATTGCGGCCAGCGCCATGTCAAATGACTTCACGGTTGGCACGCCGTCGTACTCTCACATCATCGTGATGGAGTCCAGCTCCGGATCGCAGCGGAAATGCACGATGGCAGTGTTGCCTATCTCGGCAGCCACGCAGACAGCGCTCGATCTCAAGATGGATGTCAACGCGGTGACGACCGTCACCACGGGAAGCTACACGCTAGCAGCCATACCGACGATCATAGCCACAGCAGCCGGTGCAATCACGATTACCGTACCACTTGCTTCTGGTAAAACAGGGGTTGTGTACACTATCAAGCGGTCAGGCGGCGGCGGCAACGGAGTAACCATTAACCGATCAGGCAGCGATACTATCGACGGCTCGACCACGATATACCTTTTCACGCAGTACACCATGTGGCAGATTGTTTCTGATGGATCGAACTGGCACAAGATCGGGATAATCTAATGGGACGTAAGAAGAGACCACGCCCTCGCGGAAAGCAGGCGGGCAAGGCCATTTCACCGGTTCAGAAAGAACAGATCCGGCAGACGTTCATGCTGACGAGCAACAAGCGGGAAACTGCTCGCTTGTGCTCTGTCAGCGAGAAGAGTGTCTACAACGTACTCAACGAGGCGGAAGACCCGGAAGCCATCCGGAACCGTGCCCGGGCAGCGAACGAGCTGTCTGCGAAGGTGCACGCGAAAGCAGTCCAGATCCTGGGCCACATCACTGAGGAGGACTTCCAGTCCGGATACCTCAAGGATGAGGACGGGGAACTGAAGTTCGACAGGCAGGGCCGCCCCATCTGGATAGGCCCCACGCTGAACCAGAAGGTAGTGGGTGCCGCCATTATGGTGGACAAGCTGCCGGTTTTGGAGGATTTCCGGGCGAAGCTGGAAGGCGACACCAGTGGCATGGCCGAGCTGATGACTCCCGAGTCAATCGCGGCGCTGACCCAGGGCATCCAGTCCAAGATGAAAAGCCTGCGCTTCCTGTCCGTGGAATTCAAGGACAGCCCGCAGGAGAAGGCAGCAGAGGAGCTGCTCAAGAAAGCACAAACGGAAATCGAAGCCGAGGAGGCGGAGTACGAGGATATCCCTCTGGACTTCGACAACCCAGGGAGCTAGCCATGAAACGGCCAGCAGTCGTACTGCACGAGTGTCACACCCTACGTACCCGGGTGAAACTGCTCAACCCATCGAAGAAAGACTACTACGCCGAACTCGGCAAGTGGGTCGTGGAAGAAATCGCTGATATCGCTACCGAATGCCGCGAGGAGGGGATCCGACCGTGCATCCACATCCAGCCGCGTAAGCTCGACGCTGAGCAGTACGACAAGCTGACCAAGGTGGATTACACGCTGGATATGGAAAGGTTAATAACTGATGTCCAACGAGGAAACAGTACAACTTCAGGCAGCACTGACTGACCTCTGGAAAGAGCTAACAGCACTGGAGCAGGCCCATGAGCAATGCAAGATCAGTTTCTACCAGCCCATTGGCCAGCAGCCCGTATTTCACGGAGCCGACTGCGCTACTGTACGACTCGTATTGGGGTCCAACCGTAGTGGCAAGTCCGTTGCTGGCGTCGTCGAAGCAATCGCGCACTCACTTGGTTACCGTCCCTGGCTATCCAAAGACGATCCAAATTATTGGGTTCATCTAGCCAACGGTGATAGGATCCCTGTCCCGAACGTGGGCCGGGTGATCGCACAGAACTTCGAGCAGGCTATCGTCCAGACGATCTACCCGAAGTTTGAGGAGTGGGCCCCGCGAGGCCAGTACAAGGTCAAGCGGGACAACCGGGGTATCCCGAAGAAGATCATGTGGAGGAATGGTTCGATCATTCACTTCATGTCGAATGATCAGGATGACATGGCGTTTGAGGGAACGAACGGCCACTGGGTCTGGGCGGATGAGCCCATCGACTACGCGAAGTACGTCGGACTCAAGCGTGGCCTTGTGGATTTCTCTGGACACATGTGGATGACGATGACCCCGCTGTCACAGCCGTGGATCGCGGATGTGATCGCCAACCGAGCGAACGATCCGGACGGCAGTGTCCGGCTATTCAAGTTCTCAATATGGGATAACTGCCAGGACAATGGTGGGCATCTGCGCCGGGAGGATATCGAAGAGTTCCTTGGGGATCTCCGCGAGGAAGAGCTGGAGGCACGCCTGCACGGCAACTTCCTGCATCTGGCGGGACGGATCTACAAGGACTGGGATCCAGAGGAACCCTTCTGGATTGATCCTTTTAAGATCCCTGATACGTGGCCCCGGGTGTGCGTCATAGACCCGCACCCACGCAAGCCGATCGCGGTCATGTGGGCAGCGGTCAACCCAGACGGGCAATGGTTCGTCTACCGCGACCTCTACGACAACCGGCTCAAGACCGTGAAGGACGTGGCGGATACGATCAAGGAAGCAGAGGGCTGGTCACAGGATGATGAAGGTCGCTGGTTCAGAGGCGAGAACGCAGAGCCCGTAGTCCTACGCATTATCGATTCCAGCTCCAAGGAAAACGAGCGCACCTCCGGCACCACGGTGTGGCAGCTCTTCAACGATCAACAGATTTGGTGCGCAATCGCCAAGAAGCGAAATGCCCAGGCTGGCTACGATGCCATCCATGAGGCGCTGAAGATTAAGAACGAATGGTCTGAGCCAGGGCTGACAGTGTTCAACACATGCCAGCACGTGAAACACAACTTCCTGAACTTCTGCTGGGACGACTGGAATACGTCGAGGATGCGGGAGCTAAAGGGAGACAAGCAGGACGTTCGAAAGAACCACGATGATTTCATCGACTGCATCCGGTACATCTACCAATATGGCCTAACCTACAAAGCTCTGCGACATGAGCTAGTCAGGATGGGTGACTGGTACGATGAGGAGCATAGCGGCATGGGGATGTTCTCCGGCCAGCAGCAGCCTCCGATGATGACCCGAAAGGACCGACAGAAATGGCGGACATCACAAAAGTCGAACCCTCTGCGCGGATCAAGCTCACGCGGAATGGGGTCAACCTCTACACCCAGCACTATGCTCCCGCTTCGCAGTCCTACACGGAGCATGCGGCGGACAGACTAATCCTGGCTACCAACATGACGGTGGTGGAGGAGTACGTCATGGGTGGCGTCGATACTGCGGAGTTCCTGCTGATAGAGGTCAGTCAGTCCATCAAGGTCGGCGTGGAGAATACCACGGTGCTGGTCGATGTGGGCAAGGCCCTCATGCTGAGCGGGGCATCCTTCTCACACATCTACTTGCAGAACACCAACACGACGAATACTGCCGTAGTGCAGATCGTCGTTTCGGATTAGGAGGCGGGTATGCCTATCACGATTCAGCTTGACGAAGAGCAGCTCAAAAGTCGGGGAAGGGATCTCCTGCGCCTAATCGAGCAGGATGTCAAAGACCGGCAGCATGCTCTGGCCAAGCGGCAGATCGCACGCAACCTGTACTACGGCACTCACAGCAACTCCATGAGTCGGCGCGGGGCGGCGCATATCCACCTGCCGGTTCTTGAGGAGAAGGTCGAGGGCATGGTGCCGAAGCTCAGCAATGCGTTCCACGGCGCGGACCCCATCGTCCACGTCCAGCGTGTTGCCCAAGAGTTCGACGAGAAGGCGACCGACGACAACGAGCGGTTCCTGAACTGGGCTGTTGATTCCGACATCCCCTCGTTCTACGACGTGACCGAGTGTTGGTTCCGGAATATGCTACTGGACGGCGTGTCCGTCGTGAAGATCTACTGGGAGCGCACCCAGCGCAACACCGTAGAGATCTCCGGCCGGACCGCTGATTGGCGCAAAGGAGAGACTGACTTCACCGGCCAGCCCATCGAGGAAGACCGGCCCCGTACGATCCTTGAAGTCATGATTGACCACTTCCCCCAACTGTCTGATGTCCGCCCCGAAGAGGGCGAGATGGATGACATGATGCCCGCACGCGATGCCATCGGCAAGCAGTTCCGGGTAGACTTCGTTGAAGATCGGCGCGAGTACGTCGAGATTTCAGTGGAAGTCGCTGAGAGTGAATTCGTCGATGAGGTGGACCTGTACGTTTATCGACCAATCATCGACAGGAATCGGCCACGTGTCGATGTTATTGAATATGAAGACCTCATTCTGCCCTACCGTACCTGGGATCTACAGGAGGCCCCGCGTGTCACGCACCGGTATTGGCTGACCCTGGAGGAGTTCAAGATCCGGGCCGAGCAGGACGGATGGCAGGTCAACGAGGAAGACTGGGATAAACTGGCACTGGCCACCCGGTCCTCTGACCGAACAGAGCGCGAACCTGAAGACCGTGGCATGTCCCGACAGAAGGACGCTGCGGCCGGGGAGAGCCCGTCGTCCGGCGGTGGGCGCGGTGCGCTCGATGATCCGGATGCCCCATACGTGGACGGCAGCCTGATGATGTACGAGGTCTACGCGACCGAGGATCTGAACAAAGACGGTTCGCACGAAGAGGTCATCTACCAGATTCCGAAGTGCTTGAAGAAGGCAGTCAAGGTCCAGTACCTTGAGGAGCTGTTCCCACATGGGCGTCGGCCCTTTGCCCCTGCCCACTACCTCCGGATCTCGGATCGTTGGTACAGCAGGAGCCTCGGTGAGCAGTTGACCCCGATCAACCTTGAGGTCAACGCCATCGTCAATATGGTGAACGAGGCCCAGGAGCTGATCAACAACCCGTTCTTCTTCTACGTGCCCCACGCCAATACGGTGGATCCGGAGATCCTCTCCGACATCTCGCCCGGCGAGGGCATCCCAGTGTCAGACGTGAATGCGGTCTTCTTCCCGAAGTTCCCGCAGGAGCCCCTGGCCAACCTGAGCGCCGTGGACTCCATGCTGCTGTTTGCTGACCGGCTGACCATTAGCCCGCAGGCCGCAGGTGGGTCCAACCAGACGAGGAACGCTCCTCGTACCGCTCGTGGTACGCTAGCCCTCCTGAGTGAATCGGGCATCAAGACAGACGTGATCATCACCGGGTTGCAGAAGGGTGGCTGGAAGGAAGTCTTCCACCAGCTCCACAAACTGTATCACGCCTTTGGTGACCAGAGCAAGTGGTTCCGGGTGACCGGGGAGACCCGGCCCCGACGCATTACCCCCGAAGAGATGCGTGGGCACTTTGACTACACGTTCCACGGCAACAGCGTCAACACCAACCGGGAAGTGTTGCGCTCGATCGCACAGATGCGGTACTCGACTCTGATCGTGAACCCGCTCTATTCGCAGGATATGAACGCCATGCTGGCGCTCACCGAAGACTTCCTCCGCCACTTCGGCGAGGGGACTGACCCGAGTAAGCTCATGCCGAAACTGCCTGGAATGGGTGGCACGCATGCGCCAATGGATCAGCGGACCGAGAATCAGATCATGGGCCAGGGACGTTCCCTGGAGGCTCTGCCCATGGACGACCACCCCGCTCACTTGCGGGAGTTGGAGTCGTTCCAGCGCAGCCCAGTGTTTGACTCGTTGCCGCAGTGGGCTGTTGGCTTCATCGCCATGCACGCCCAGCAGCACATGCAGTTCATGCAGCAGCAGGCGCAGGCCCAGGGTGGTGGCGTCCCGACCGGTGGCGGTCAGGGCGGCATGGCCAACAACATGCCACACGGCATGGGCCAGCAGCAGGACATGAACGCTATGGAGGGTGGAGTACAGTAATGTACGATGGCCTGGATGAGATAGTGATCACCGAGGAGTTTACACACCTCTTGGCGAAGATCGATAAAATGGCTGGTCATCACGATCAGCGCGTATTGGACGCAGCCGCAGACAAGCCCATTGAGCAGCTTCGCTATATAGCTGGGCAAGCTAATGGGATCCGTCTAGTCTACGACATGCTGCATAAAGCACGGAAGGCAGCTAAGGAATAGATGCCTCGAACAAGGTGGCCCCAGGGTCGCCGCACAACCGGGTCTTTGACCCATAACGATGATTTCTCCGGATCTCGCAAAACCGATGCGTAATTCGGAGCGGAGGAGTCATGTCGGATTTCTTGAAGGATGTACCGGAATCATCCCCGGAGGACGAGGGCAACCTCGACCACAGCGACCAGACCGATGACAACACTGACGTTAATGCCGATGACACTGGTGCGGACCAGGGTGATGGTAAAGACGACGGTGATGGCGAAGGTGACGGCCGCACGATTGAGAACGTCTACCGCGAACTCTCTCGCAAGCAGGACAAGTTTCAGGAGAAGATGCTTGAGACGCTGAGTGAAACCCAGCGCCTGATGGCAGAATCTATTACGGGACATGCCCGCGAGCCGGAGAAGAAGACCGGGAATACGCTCGACGATATGAGTGTGCTTGAGCTGGATAACTTTCGGGCTCAGGTAGTTGCAGACAACCCTGATAAACTGGCGGAGTACGACCACTACATTACCAATAGGCGTATTGATGCGAAGGTCACCGAGCGGATGGCGCAGTTCCAAGAGAACAGCCAAGTCGAGTCTCGGAGGCGTGAAGCCAACAACGCTGCGGTAAGCCGCTACCCTGAATTGGGTCAGCGGGGATCCACGTTCTACAAGGCGGTCAATGAGCGTCTGACGGAACTGGGCCAGTCGTATTACGATTCCAACCCTCGGGCCGTCCTCGACGCCTCGAATGACGTAGCTGCTGAGCGGGGCGTAGCCCCATCTCCGCGACAACGTGTTCGTGGTTCAGTCGCAGGCCGACGCGGGTCTGGTGCGCCAGTTAAGAATGCTGGCACGGATGCCGAACACAACTTGCCAAAGAACGCTCAGGAAAAAGCTGACCGTGAAGCCATTGCCAACAGGTTGCGCTCTGCGCTCCCGAAGGGTAAAGACTTCGACGACAAAGCTATCCAGAAGCGCATGGGCGAGTATCAGGACAACCTCAACTACTTTCTGAGAGGATAGATCATGGCTGCCAAAAAGAAGACCAAAACTGCGGCTGAACTCACCAAAGAGCTGGCTGAATACCGCTCGATGGTGGAACAGTACCGCACAGAGGTGGAAGCCATGAAGGCCCACCGAATTGATACCGGCGACAACGACACTGATATCGGTCCCGTGCTCCTGCACGAAGACCCGTTTGATAACCATAATGCCTTTCGCATCCACGGCGAAGTCGAACCATGTGCGGAGTATCCGCACGGTGCGGTTGTGCAGTGGAAGAACCCCGAGTACCGATCCCGTCGCCAGTGGCGCGGGTGGATCCCGTTCGAATGGAACGACCCGTACTCAGGCAAGGATGGCAAGCTCCTTACCAATTACATTCCGGACCCCCCGAAGGCTCTTCAGGGACCGGACAAGATTGATAACTACGTTCGCCGAGGCGACGTGGTTCTTGCGCGGCTGGACAAGAACATTTGGCTAGCCCGCCAGGAGAAGCGAATTCTGGAGAGCCAGAAACGACAGGGTATTGCAGGTAGCAACCGTAAGACCGTTCTGTCGGATGGCGTGGAAATCGTCGGTCCCGGTGTGAAAGACTCTCATCGTCCGACTAGAGGATTCCGCCCCCAACAGGAATCACTGCCGCCGGTTCAAGATGCCGTGCGGCGAACCTTCAGCGGGCCTACACAGCCCGCAACTACTGACGGAGACTAATAATGGCTTCTTCCAACATCGACCTTCCCTTTGGCCTTCGCGCCGTTGAGAATGGTGTTGCTGGTACTGTGCCTCGATTGCGTCCGTATACCGTGAAAGCCGCTGTGGCTATCTATGAGGGCGACCTCGTGGGTATGAACACTACCGGCGTCATCACTGCGTATACCGCAACCGATGCCGACAACGGTGATATCGTGGGCGTTGCTGCTCACCACATCGCCGCTGGTGCCGTAGATCGTGAACTGCTGGTTTACGACGATCCCGAACAGATCTACGAGGTCCAGGCGAATGATGATTCCCTGACCATCGCTGGAGACTATATGTTCGAGTACTTTGATATCGTCGCGACCACGGGTAATACTACTACCTTGCAGTCCAAGCATGAGATTGACGACGCTACGGGCACCAATGCCCTGGCCGCCGCCAATGTCGTGCAGGTTATCGGAGCCTCGCTACAGCCGTCGAATGTTATTTCGGCTACTGCTAGTTGGGCCAAGTTCCTGGTTCGCATTGTGCCCCAGGCTCATATTCGCTCTGCTTCTGCTGCTGACAGTGGAACTCACCTTGCCGGTCTCGGCTAAAGAAAGGATGGTGCACTATGCCTAGCGCGGGAAACGTCATGCTTCGTGGACAGTATACTGACCTTTTTGTTAGTCGGTTGCCGTTCCTTGATGAGATTCTCTACGAGCAGTTCGATGCTCCGAGTCTGACCTATACTGAAGTCTTCAACGTACGCGACTCTGCTCGTGCCTACGAGGAAGTTACTCAGATCACTGGCTTCGACCAGTTTGTTACTAAGTCTGAAGGGGCTGCCGTCCAGTACGACAAGCTCTTGCAGGGTTTCGACAAGCGGTTCAAGCATACCACCTACGCCAAGGGATTCCAGATCTCCATGGAAGCTATGGATGATGACATCGACGGTGCCATCTCCAACGCTGCCCCGGCCCTGGCCCGAGTGGCTCGCAACAGCATTGAGACGCAGATCTTCTCCGTCTTGAACGAGGGCTTCTCAGCCTCCGGTGCTGGCGCGACCCCTGATGGCGCAGCCCTGTTCTCTGCCTCCCACCTTCTGGTTGGCGGCGGCACCTTTGACAACCTCGTTTCCGGCGATCTGGCTCAGGCCACGCTGGAAGAGGGCATCAACATCTTCGACGACATGCGCGATGACCGTAACCAGCTCATCGACATGGACCCGGGGATTCTGTTGATTCCTACCGAGTTGCGATGGGTGACTCACGAGCTGCTGAAAAGTCAGCTCCGCTCGGACACGGCGAACAACGCCGCGAACGCGCTGAACCAGCTCGGCCTCAAGGTCGTGCAGTCTAAGTACCTCACGGGCGAAGACGACTGGTTCTTGTGTGTGGATCCCAGCCAGCATCGTGTCATCGTATATTGGCGCATGGAGCCTGTCACTGACCATACTCTGGACTTTGACACTGGCAACATGAAGTCGAAGATGACTTATCGGCTGTCGTTCGGTAGCGCTGACTGGCGCGGCTGGGTCGGCGGACAGGGGGCATAATCATGGCTCTCACTCGATTCAAAGATGCTCGCAAGGGCGAGGACGGACCGGTCACTGGTGCACTCCAGTGTATCGCGATCTCGTTCGACGACGTTGCTAACTCCGAAGTCGTGAGCCACCGAGTGGTTCTCCCGGCCGGAGCTTCGTTCCGTGTCACCGACATTACCGCAGGAGCGGACGCTATCACTAGCGACCCGACTCTGACCGTCGGTACGTCGGCGGGCGGAACTCAGATTGTTGCTGGTGTGGCCTTGACTACGAACCTTGGTGCCGCTACGGTGAAGGCTTACACGCCTGCCGTTGCTGGTATGATTGACGTAGTTCTGACCGCAGACAGTGGCGACGTAGCCGAGTCTGCCTATATCAATATCTGGGGCTACCTGATTGCTCCGCCTACGAGCGTCCTACAGGACGACCGTGGTGGCGCTGCGGGATACTAGCACCTAGCAATTGAAACGTGCGTGGGGGTTTTCGGACCCCCACGTGTTACCATGTTGGAGAACTACTGTGGAAGAAATCAAGAAGATGACCATGCCCGTGCAGTTGGACGGGGAAGTTAAGCTGCGCGTTGACCGACGACCGAGTATCAAACTGAAGTCCGATCCGCACATCGTCGTTTGCATGCCGATCGGCGACAAGAACACATCAACAGTCATGGAGTGCCCCAAGGACTCCGGTGGCTGCGGCAGCAAGTGGGCTGCTCCCGGGATGCGGATCCCGGCACTCGTACCGATCCAGTGGGCCCTGTCCCACATGAACATGGTGACGCCACTGAATACCACCATGAGTTACCTGACCGAGTGGGGCCGCTTGTCGGCCGAAGCTCGCCAGATCATGACCCAGCAGGCAATCCGCATGAAGGCGAAGTACATCCTCTATTGGGATGATGACACGCTGCCTCCGCCGATGGGTCTTTACACGCTACACAACTGGATGGAACGCCACCCCGAAGCGGGCGCGGTCAGCGGTGTGTACACGACGAGAGTCGAACCCAATGAGCCACTCATCTACACTCACCACGGCGAAGGCGCTGCATGGGATTTCCCCATGGGCCCTGGCGCTGACCCTGTTCCTATTTTTGGTGCTGGTGCCGGGTTCCTTCTAGTCCGCGTCGAGGCTATCGTGGACATCCAGGCCAAGCTGCCAAAGGGTACGCCCATCTGGGCGGACGAGCGCACGCTGCCCGGAGGAGACACTGAGAAGGGGGAAGAGTCCCACAATCGAAAGATCATGTGGGGACATGACATCAGGTTCTGTCAGCTTCTGAACAAGCATGACTGGCCGGTGTATGTCCACGGTGCGGTGCTCTGCGCCCACCACGACATCAACACCAACGTCACCTTCCACGTACCAGATGATGCTCCAGGGCTGGTCAACCAGCAGCGGGCGAACATCAACACCCAGGCGTACTGGAACTATCTCTATGGGGAAGAGGGGATCAACACGTACCGACGGTACGAGGAGATGTTTGGTGAGGTTGAGAAAGAGATATACCAGTCCAAGGTAGACGCACGCGGGGAGACAGTCAAGGTCACTGAGCTTGGCTGTGGTATGGGCGTCCTGGCTCAGCGGCTAGTGGCCACCCAGGCTATTGCCTACAAGGGCTACGATATCTCGGACGTAGCAGTCGAGGCGTGTAAGGCACGCTTCCTCACTGCCGAGCAGCTCGACCTGAGTGTGCTGCAACCATCACACATCGAGTTCGCTGATGTGGTGGTAGCGACCGAAGTCATGGAACACCTCGATGAGTCGGTGTTCAACCGGGTGACTGAGATAGTGCTTGGCACTCCCGGGGTCAAGAAATTCGTATTCACCGTTCCCGACAACTGTCTGGGGCCGGATGAACTGCCGGAACACACGGCACTTTTCAACGAGGAACTTGTGCGATCACGCCTGGACGCTTACGTTCAGGACGAGTGGGAACTTAACATCCGCTCGGCCGATGACACGCACCTCATCTGCGTTTTGACGCGGAGGTAAATTGTGGCTGCTATTACCTATTGGGTTGATCCGGATGCGGGCAACAACAGCAACGACGGGAAGTCGTATGCTAACCGGATCCAGACCATGGCCCAGCTCGCTGCGAACATGACATCCGATGGTGATGGCAATGACTATACCGTTAACTGCCTGAACACTGCTGACTATGAGTGTGGAGCTTCCCTGACAACTGCGCATGTCTACAATCAGAAGACAAGTTCGTTTCATTTCCGGGGTGTGTCCGATTCGGCGGCCACCCCGGCGTTCGCTACAGTTAAGCCTGGAGCCAATGGAAGCCGGTACTTCTTCTACGTCCGGGGCTCTACGTCGTGGATAATGGAATACTTCGATGTGGATGGATCCGCAGATGAGTCCGGCAATACCTCTCTGTTCTTTGCGTGTACTGGCCAGTATTCCGACGGAATAGACGTACGCTACTGTAAGTTCCGTGGTGGCAGTGCCGTTGCACAAACTAAGAGTAATGTTACCGTCTACCCGATTTACGCTGCTAGTTCGCTGACGGGAGTCACCGATTACTTCGATTTTCATGACTGTCTAGTTGAAAACACGACAACTCTAAACGTGTGGCCATCAAGCACGCTGTCAGACACGTGTAGGATTTTCAACAACGTCTTTATCGTCGATCATGATGCAGAGGATCTTAATATACTGTGGAATATTGCGTCAGTGGCAGCGGGTTGGTCACTATCATTTTATGGTAATACATGCTACATCAATTTCCGTTCTATAGAAACACTATCGGGAACAATTAGAAATTCTGAGTTCAGCGATGATCACAACATTGATTTCTACAATAATGTTTTCTACTATGATACTGACAGGCCGGGAGTCGGTTCTGGTTTTGTTACCGGTAGTAGCCCGTCAACAGCAAGTCTCATACCTATAACCGCAATTGGTTATAACCTGTTTCTTAAAAGTGACAACATAGATAGCTTTGGTGTAGACCCATACGACGAAGATCCGCCATGGGCTCCGGATATCCCCGGAACCCCCCTCTCGGCAACCCCCGACCTCTACACCGGCGATGTGTACGATATCGCGGCAGTGGAGGCTGACTCATTCAACGCGCCAACGGAGACGTATGACTGGACGCCGGACGGATCGAGCCTAGTAATCGAGATCCCGAAAGACTTGCGCCTGCTGGTGCATCAGGACATTGGGTACTTGGGTACTACGCCGGGGGCCCTGCCTCTGGCCACCACGACCTACACGGTGACGTGCGATATCGGTCGCACTTACTTCAGGTCAGGCGAGGCACTCGCATTCGAGATCACGCTTACGAACACCGGGGTGGAAGCGTCGAGCGTAATCCTGACAGTGGACCCAATGCCTGCTGACCTGAACTACATTAGTGGTAACGAAAGTCAGGGCACATTCACCTACAACGATGTAGCAAAGACCGGCAGTTGGGCAGTTGGCACGATCGCGAGTGGCGTAACCGCTACGCTGACGATTGGCTACGTCGCCCCTATCGGTGTCGAAGACGATCAGGTCATGACGGCCACCTTCACCAGCGGTAGTCTGGGCGGCAGTGGCGCATCCACGCTCACTGACACTGCCACCGCTATCCCCCTAATCTCTACCGGCGGCGGTGGAATAGGAGACGGTGGCGACCCGGAAGACAACCCAGCGACGGTGCCGTTCCTCGACACTCTGCCGCTGCATGGCGACATTCATCGGATGAGCGTCAACCTCCGGCTATCCACTACGCGTAACAGAGACCCGGAGCAACTCATCCGGGCTGACATTGAAGAGAAGCGATGGTCCGAGGCACG